TGTTTGCGATTTATTGGATTATGCAAATACCAATAAAAATAAAGTAACAAGAAATTTAGGTGGTTATGATGCAAATGGCTCTGGTCGTGTGGATCTAGATAGCGGATTATGGCTAAATACCGCCGCGGTTAATACGATTACCTTAACATCTGGCGGCGGTAGTGCTTTAGAACAATACTCATCATTTGCCCTATACGGAATTAAGGGGAACTAACAATGGCCGCAGCAAACACATATGTCGCAATTGCTACCCAGACTCTTGGTAGCGGAGTTACCAACCTTACTTTCAGTTCTATTCCATCTACTTATACAGATTTAATTCTTGTATGCAATGGAAATACAGCAGCCAATGCTAACAACTATTTACAATTTAATGGTGATAGTGGTTCTAACTATTCAGCCACACGCCTTTCAGGTGACGGATCAGCGGCATCATCTGCTCGTACTACTAGCGCGACTCAAATGTTATTGGACGGCTTCGGCTATTGGACTTCAACTTATGAGGCTAACAAAATCATTTATATTATGAATTACAGTAATACGACAACTTATAAAACCGTATTGACCCGATCTAATACCGCATCAAAGGGAACGGATGCTTTTGTAGGATTGTGGCGTTCAACTGCTGCAATTACTTCTATTCGTTTTAATTCTGACAGCACTTTACAAACTGGTTCAACCTTCTCTCTATACGGAATTGCGAGTGCATAACTATGGCAGCTAATTATGTTTTATTAGAAAAAATCACAGTCGGTGCAGCAGGAGCATCTAGCGTTACCTTTAACAGTATCCCTCAGACTGGGTACACTGATTTGGTTGTGAAGGCATCTGTAAGTACAACTGCATCTAATGGTTTTGTTATGTCTATTAACGGTTCAACCGCAAACTTTACCTATAAATTACTTGAAGGTGACGGAGCAGCAGCAGCGTCTTATAGTGGTACAACAGGTCGTGTTGCTTATGCTTTCAATAGCACAAGCGTATTTAGCAATTTGGAAGTTTATATTCCCAACTATACTTCTGCTAATAATAAATCATTTTCAGTTGATGGAGTATCAGAACAAAATGCAACAACTGCTTATGCTGATTTAACTGCTGGTCTATGGAGTCAAACGGCTGCAATTACTTCATTAGGTTTTAACTTTTCTGCTGGTAACTTGCAACCTAACTCAACCTTCTACCTATACGGGGTAGCAGCTCTTGGCACTACCCCTGCCATAGTTCCATACGCAACAGGTGGCGATACCATTATGACTGACGGTACTTACTGGTACCACGCTTTCAAATCATCAGGAACATTTACTCCTGCTACTGGAAAATCATTATCCTGTGATGTGCTTGTAGTAGCAGGTGGCGCAGGCGGTGGTGGAAACTCAACTGGTTCAGGTGGTGTAGGTGGAGGTGGTGGAGGTGCTGGTGGATATCGTTCAACAACAGCACTTTCAGTTTTATCTGCAACAACTGTAACAGTAGGTGGTGGCGGTGCTGGTGGTATCTCATCAGGCGGTCAGGGAAGCAATGGTAGCGATTCCGTATTTTCATCATTAACTTCAACAGGTGGTGGTGGTGGTGCAGGAACAAACGCTAACGGTTCTAACGGTGGATCTGGTGGTGGTGGATACTTTAACTATTCAGGTGGTATTTCATCTCCAGTAACTTCACCAGTTCAGGGATTTGCGGGTGGTGGCGGTGCAACTGGTGCAAGTTATCGTGGCGGCGGCGGCGGTGGTGCATCCGCAGCAGGTGTTTCAGCAATAGTTGCAAACCCAGATGGTGGTGCTGGTTCAAACTCACTCTCATCTTGGTTATCAGTAGTTGGTCTGGGTGTCTGTGGTTATGTTGCTGGTGGCGGTGGCGGTGGTGCATATATTGGTACTAACGGTGCTGGTGGTGCTGGTGGTGGTGGAACAGGTGGACCTAATGGTGGTACACCAACTTCTGGAACTGCAAACACAGGTTCAGGCGGCGGTGGTGCAGGTTATACCGCAAGCAACGCAGGCGGTAATGGCGGTTCAGGTCTAGTAATTGTGAGGTATGCAGTATGAGTCATTGGGCTAAATTAGATAACAACATTGTAGTTGAGGTCCTTGTTGGACCTAACTACGGAGATGAAGGCGAAGCCTTCTTTAATGCACTTGGCGGTACTTGGGTCAAGACAAGTTACAACGGCAATATACGCAAAAACTTTGCAGGTATTGGCTATTCATACTGGCCTGACCTAGATGCTTTTGTACCGCCTAAGTGCCACGATGAAGCAGTACTAGATGAAACAACGGCGCTATGGATTTGCAACAACCCTGACCATCAAATCAAACTAGGAGAAATCTAATGTCAGAAGTATTAACTAAAGTAATCGTAGATTGCTCAACTGGTGTAGTGGCAGAAGTGCCATTGACTGGTGAGGAATTGGCACAACGCGAAGTAGATGCGGCTAACGCTGAGGCAGAACGCGTTACTAAAGAAGCAGCCGCACAAGCACTTGCTGATCTAAAGGCATCTGCTAAAGCAAAGCTAGTATCAGGAACACCACTTACAGAAGAAGAAGCAGCAACACTCGTCATCTAAGGAGCAGTAAATGCGTACAGCCAAAATAACAGCAGCAACAAGTCCTACTCTGTTCATATCTGCTACAGGAGCGCGTCGTAGAGTTCACATTCAATGTGATACTGCGGTAGTCCATGTTGGGGATCGTTCAGTTGCCACAACTACAGGACTTCACATGGATATTAATGACAAGATAATTCTTGAAATTAATGGTGGAGATGAACTTTGGGCAGTTAGTACTGCTGGTGCAGGCATTCTCTCTTTTATGGAAATACCTCTTAACTAAACACTACAACCGTAAGGCGCTGACCCATGAATCCATCTGCTTATATTGTTACTGCCCTAGCTTTTTGCTCCCTTTTAGGAGCGCTTGCTGGATCAGTCAGATGGATGGTCAAATCTTATCTTGCCGAACTAAAACCCAACGGAGGCAGTTCGATGAAAGACTCAATCAATCGCTTGGAAAAACGGATTGATGATTTATTTGTTTTGATTGCTGATAAAAATTAAATAACCGAAAGGCCAACATAGTGAGGCTTCCCCGCCTAATTGCTGCCATGTTCCTCATCGTTGGAACTTCTTTACTTTACCCTTCTTTATCTGAGGCAACTTGCGTAACTACGACTCAATCTGTTGCTGCTGCATCTACTGCTGCAACGGTTCTTAATACCCAAAACCCAGTAGCAGGTTCTGATACTGCAACTGCAACCCCTGTTCTTGTCCAAGATACTTGTGGAGGAGATGACGTTTCCTACCAAGTGGCTTTACCTACTGCCATTAATTTTCAAGGCACTGAATATACAGCCGTTTATGCAACTACTAACTCAACGATTGTCTTTGGGCAACAAGATAACAATTATAGCAACTTCCCCAATACACCATCTATTTCAGTCAATGCTTATGACTGGGTAGTTCTTGATCCAAATAACGCCAGTACAAATGGTTATCCTGCTGGTTGGAAAGCTGCGGATGAGCATTTAATTATTACCTCTAGCCAAGCGGGGTTTCAGGTTGACTTAGCAGTTCGCCCTTATGGTTCTAACGCTGCTGGAACTCCGCTATCTACCATTGTTGTAACGGCTGCAATTAATGCTGATAATACTTTGACCATTACTTATCTTTCGGATGTACAGGCTGGCCTTAATACTAGAACTGGTGTGCGTTTACCTGATGGAACGATAGTTACTTTAGAACAAGCAGGACTTACAAGAGTTCTTGTTGCTCCAGTCGTAACGGCTGAAGCGGTTCAACCTGCACCAACTCCAACTCCTTCACCTTTGCCTTCAGTCGAACCAACTCCAACTCCGAGTCCGACGTCCTCACCTGTGCCAAGTCCAACGCCGACTGTAGAACCAACGCCTTCGCCTTCTCCAATACCAACGCAGACTCCAACTCCCACACCTTCGCCGTCCAATACTCCTGTGATACCTGCACCATCGCCTACTCCATCTCCTGTAGATACCAGTACGCCAGTGCCAGTACAGCCAACGCCACTCCCAATCCCAACCCCATCGCCAACTCCTTCGCCTCAACCAATACCAGAGCCTACTCCTGTTCCAATTCCTGTTCCTGTTCCTGCACCGATTCCTGTGCAACCTCCAGTTGTAGAACCACAACCTGTACCAATTCCTGTACCAGTACCAGTATTAGAACCACCAGCACCACCTGCCCCAGAACCAATTCCTGTACCTGTTCCAGTTGCAGAACCAATTCCAGTTCCTGTTGAGCCACCACCTGTTGTAGAAGAACCAGCTCCAGTTCCTGTAGAAGAACCTCCTGCTGTTATACCTGATCCAATACCTGAACCACCTACAGAACCACCAGTAGAGCCAGTGCCACCGCCAACAGAAGAAACAGCGCCTCCAGTACCGCCAACAGACGAGTTAGTTGTGGTCCCACCTCCTGTTGAGGTGCCGCCAGTTGATGTGCCAGTGGAACCAATACCAATAGAAAAACCAGTACCACCATCATTGCCTCCTGTCGTAGCAGGTCTGACACCAAATAGTCCAGACCAATTGCCAGAGACTACTCCTAAGCAAGCACCAGTAGAAGTATTGGTTGCACATGTTCAAGTAGATATTGCTGGAGTTGAAAACGGTGGCATTGCATTTTTCGGAACTAAGAGTCAGCCGCAAGTTGTGCAAGAGGATGGAACACTTACTCCAGCAGCACCACCTCCTGGCTCTGGATTACCTATTCCAGTAGATGCCATTACAATTGTAGATACATTTATTGGGCAGCCAGGCGGAGTTACCTTTAACGCCCCTGACGTCGCAGTATTAACCGTGTTAGTGCCAGTTGAAGTGCCAGCAGCTTTGGATGCAATTCCAGGCGCAGGTGCTGCAATCCAAGCAGTAAACCAAGCCTATGTTGCCCTTGCAAACATAGGTAACGATATGTCACCGATTACTAGAAAGAAAGCAAAAAAGATTCTGGTTATCACGACAGTCATCAGCCAAGCAACAGCGTTTAGGAGAAAACCTTGAAGCGAATCCGTGATTTCTTTTCAGACATGGCAAACCAGAACTTTACCCTTGTAGGACTTTTTTGTGCATGGCTTGTACTAACAGGCAGTGCTAAGACTGTCGTTGGTTATGCCATTATTATTTCAATCTTACTTTGGATATTAACATTCTCATTGCGAAACCCAAGGGATAAGTAATGGTCAGCAGTTTGTGGAACATCCTTGCCAGAATCGTTGCAGTCTTTGCAGCCTCTGGCTTATCAGTGATAGGTGCAGGTTCAGTCATAGGCATCTCAGCTACTAAGGCTGCAATACTGGCTGGTACGTTAGGCGTGGCAACTGTTATCGAGAATCTAGCCCGTGGTTTCCTTGATGATGGTAAATTAACTTCCGCAGAGATCAACGCTGCTTTTGCCAAGGTTGATAAGAAAGCGGTTAAGTAATGGGTCAAAAAGAAGATTTTGTAGCCAAGGCTAGAGCAGAGATTGGCGTCATTGAAGAAGGCGATAACCTCACTAAGTATGGCGAGTTTACTAAACACAATGGACAACCATGGTGTGGAAGTTTTGTCATGTGGTGTGGGGCGCATATTACGCCAGCATTAAAACTACCTAATTGCGTTTATACGCCAGCAGGTGTAGAAGGATTTAAGAGCAAGAAAGCATGGACTGATGCTGCCACTGCTACTCCACAACCTGGAGATGTAGTGTTCTTTGATTTTGTAAAAGGTGGCAACGCAGTAGAACATGTGGGAATCGTAGTTAAAGATAATCTTGATGGCACAGTCGTGACCGTTGAGGGCAATACAAGTCCAGATAAAAAACCTACTGGCTCACAAGCCAATGGCGGAGAAGTTTGCATGAAGGTTCGCGCTTACAAGGCCGATAACAAACGCAAACTCCCTGTCTTTATAGTAGGTTTCGGCAAGCCAACTTTCATCTAAGGAGAAAAAATGAATCAAGAAAAAATGAAACAAATCGGCCTATCTTATCTTCGTGCAGCAGCATCAGTTGCAGCGGGACTTTATATGACTGGCGTACATGATCCAAAGACTTTAGCAACTGCTTTCGTTGCAGGTCTTATTGGTCCAATCCTAAAGGCATTGGATAAGTCAGCACCTGAATTTGGTATCAAAGGTTAGGGTACAATAAATGCCTGACACGATAAAAATGGAATTGGTTATTGAGGCAGATGCCGTCGTAACCCATGCCGAAGAAATTAAGGAGCAAGAATGACTGTAGGACTAGCGACCACAACACTCGCAAACAACTGGTTGAATATGCTTCGCGCTACTGCATTTACTGCTCCTGCTGCGACTTATATTAAACTTCACACAGCCGATCCTGGTGCTGCTGCAACTGCTAACGCATCAGCAGTAACAACTCGTCAAGCTGCAACATTTTCTGCTGCCTCTTCTGGAGCAATCGCATTGTCTAACTCGCCTTCATTTACTATGACTGCGACAGAAACAATCACACACATCTCAGTTTGGGATGCTTCAACTGCTGGAAATCTTCTTTGGACTGCTGCTTTGACAACTTCTAAGTCGGTTGTAAATACAGACACTCTTACTTTCACAACTCTTGGAGTATCTCTTTCACCTTTGGCTGCGTAATTTCTTTTTGCAGTAAATGGGGGTGAGGTATGGCGTATGGCATCAGTTATGGTGTTGAAACTTATAACACGCCGTACTTCGCTCCCACTCCATCTTTCTATGTAGGTCAGATCACCAGCAACCTTGCTGGAACTAATCTTCGTTTACTGAGTTATCATTCAGGGTTTTACCGTTATGCACCTGCTTATTATTTGGGTCCTAACGCAATTCAATCTAGTACAGAAATTACCTCTACACAAACTGCTGATACAACTAGAACTGCTAACGCTGCTTCATCTACTTCTATTGTTGCTACTGCTACTGCATTAGTAGCACTTGTTACTCTTGTTCAATCAACTTCATCTTTTGCTGCGGGATTAACCGCTGATGCAACTGTTACTCGTTATGCTCAAACATCAACTGCCACAACTGCATCATTAACTTCTAATGTACAGCGAAACCAGTCATTAGATTCCAGCACATCTATAACTGCAACTTTAACCGCCGATGGCGCTCGCTTAATGTTGGTTCAAGCAAATACTGCCATTACTACTACGCTTTTAGATGCTGCTGCTAAAACAGAATATGCTGATGAGACTGCTGCCTTTACTACCAGCCTAACTTCTGCTGCATCTAATGCAAGCAATATCTCAGCAAGCACACCAGTAACTGCAACCTTAACTTCTGCTGGCCTAGTTACCCGAAGCGCCGTGGCATCTAGCCCAATAACTGCAACCCTTGGCTCCAATGTAAACCTCATACAATTAATAAGTTCTAGTGCGCCAATCACAGCAACTTTAACTGCCGATACAGTAGTAACTCGCCTTGCCCAAGCAACTACCTCAGTCACAGCAGCTCTTACCAGCGCAGGAATTAAGACTGAATTTGCTAATGAAACTTTAAGCCTCAGCGCAACTCTTACTTCTGCCGCAAGCAAAACTACCTTTGGTCAAACTGATACCCCAATAACTGTTGCTTTAACTGGCGATGTATCAATGACTTACTTCACTGCCTCTACTCTTTCAATTGTTGCTGCTTTAAGCGCAGATGTAATCAAGGGTGTTGCCGCTGACTCAGCATTAACTTCAGTTGCCAGTTTTAGTGCAGATGTTAAAAAGGCTAACCCAATCACAGATCACGATGTCATCGTCTTTGGTCAGATTCTTCCCCGCCCTTGGTATGGGCAAATCAAAGACCGCCGATGGAGCGCGAGTATGCAATCCGACGGAACCTACCAAGGAGAACTCAAAACTAAGCGTTCAAATGGTATCCTTTATGATAAGAAAAATTTTGGTATGCTACTCCAACGCCGTTGGGAAGGAACTAATCAATGACAAATATCTACCCACGCGAGAGTGTCGAGTTTCAACCCATCCTTATTACTCTTGATGGAGTGACAATTACTTCAAACATTCAAACACAAATCACTGCCCCTTCAGCGCGTCCATCTAGTTCAGGTTGGACAAATGCTGTTACTTTAGGCAGCGAAATTGGTTTACTAATTTCTGGTCTTTCAGTTGGTACTTACGAAGTGTGGGCAAAAGTTACCAGCTCACCAGAGGTACCTGTTATAGATTGTGGCTCATTCGCAGTATCATAATTTTGTTTCCTTCCTGAGAGCAAGCCCCGCAGCCGTTCCTGCGGGGTTTTTGCTTTTGTGTCTTGAATGAAATCTCGACCATAATCTGTTAGGCTCTGCATCAACCATTAGAAAGGGTTGAGCATGATAGATAAGATACTGGAAGAACGTCAAACAGTTCATGGAGATGCTGAAGTTAACTTCGCTATCACTGGTCGAATCTGGGGAGCCTTGCTTGCAATGGATGACATCCCAGCTTGGCAGGTAGCGTTAATGATGGATGCTTTTAAGACAGTCAGATGTATTGCCAATCCCCACCATGAAGATAACTGGGATGACAAACTCGGATATACCAAACACGGCGGTGAAATCGCTGCAAGATTGGAAGAATAAATGGGTTTACTAGATGATCTGAAAGACGATTCAAAGTTAGTTGATATGAAACGTTCAATCTGTACAGTTTGCAAATTACTTTCTACATTAGAAAAAGCTGAGAAAGAAGCATTGCTAGCACGTATGGACAATCAAGATGTAAGTCACGCTTCAATTAGCAGAGTACTACGATCCAATGGATACAACATATCCGAAGGAACCCTTGGTCGCCATCGAAAGGATGGATGCCAACGTGTCGTTAAAGGATGATTTAGAACACATTGAAAAGGAAAATGACCCAGAGATTGTAGAACTACGTCGCGCCCTTAACAACGCCCAGAAACAATTATCTAAAGCCAAGATTCGTAATGACGAACTTGTTATTGCTACCCATCGTGGAGCATACGAAGCAATGTTGGCATTAGGCAAAGTGGTACCAGTACCAGAGCCTAAGAAAGATTTACGCAAAGCAAAGCCAGAAGTAGCACTTGTCCATTCAACTGACTGGCAAGGTGCAAAGGTAACAACTTCTTACAACTCAGATGTCATGCGCCAGCGCGTATTGCAGTTTGCTGACAAAGTTGTTCACTTAACAGAACTCCAACGCGAACACCACCCAGTTAAAGAATGCGTGGTTATGTTCGGCGGAGATATGGTCGAAGGATTATTTAATTACCCAGCCCAGTTGTGGCAGATAGATGCCTCACTCTTTGGTCAGTTCACCACAGTATCGCGCTTATGCGTTGACTTTGTTCGTGTGATGCTGGCTAACTTTGAGAAGGTAACTGTTGTTGCTGAGTGGGGAAATCATGGACGCATTGGTGGCAAGCGAGCTGAAGTTCCAAAGAATGACAACGTAGATCGTATGGTCTATGAAATGTCACGTCAGATTCTTGCTAATGAAAAGCGTTTAACTTGGGAAGATTGCCCAGAAGATATTCAAGAAGTTGCAGTTGGAAATTACCGCGCATTATTAATGCACGGAGATGAGTTAGGCAGGTCAGGGTTTGCTTCCCCTGCTGCATGGATTGCTGGTGCTAATCGCTGGAAAGCGGGAGCGCACGACTATGACTTCCATGATATTTACTTAGGCCATTACCATCGCCACGCACAAGAACCAATTCAAAAGCATTTCAACTTGTATTGGACTGGCTCAACTGAATCAGATAACCGTTACGCCAGAGACTCAATGGCTGCATCAGGTATGCCAAGCCAGCGATTGCACTTTGTTGATCCAATTAAAGGTCGTGTAACTGCACAGTACCAAGTCTGGTTAGATTGACTACTTTGCTTTTTGAGTAAAACTTTGGACATCTCCACCAACATTAATGTTGTGCTTGGTGGAAATTTCTATTGCTCGTTTTGCAATTGACTCAGCAACTGCCAAGGTTTCATTGCCAGTTATTAGCGCATCCATTGCACCCAAAGCTGTTGCTCCGCCACTTCCAATTGCGTATAACCCACTGTCAGATTGCAAGTAACCAAAGGTTTGGTCTAACTGGTAGATAGTTCCATTGATGCAGATAAGTGCATCCCATCCAGCTTCCTTATCATCTGAGTCAGGTTCGTAGCCATGGCTCTTACATGCTTCTCGAAGTGAACCTAAAATCTTTATCATTACAAAATCATCCAAGTCCATGGTTCTGCTGAACTTAGGCATAACCCATAGGTGCTTAGCAATGTCAGCCACGGTTCCATCCCCTGCAAAAGCAAAGGTATAGCCATTCTTTTCTATAATTTTTGAGATTGATTTAGCCTGGTATGAACGATCCCCGTAGATAGTAAAGGAATCAGAGGCTAGTACTGCTCCATCCTTGCCCTGGATTCCAACGATTGCTGTCAACAGTCATCCTCATCGCCGTAGTCTGAGGTATGCAATGTCATTGTTGTAATGTCAATGTCGTTCTTCTTGGCTAGTTCTACGCCTTCTTTGAAGATGATTAAGGAACGAGCTGTTAAATCATCAAGCCCGTCAGGATAATTAAGTTCGGTGTGGATAGATACAACTAATCCACCTAGTCTGATTTCTACTCCTGAATAAGCCACGGGTCTATCCTCTCACGACACGCCTTTTGAATAGGTTATTGACAGTATAGATTACGCGGGTATAGATTACGCCCCAACGGGCTACAAGAAAGCCCCCAACGAAAGGTTAAACATGAGCGATCATGGATTAGTTCTAAAGTCTGACCAAGATTACTGGTCAGAATCACAGGTTGCAGCTCTCAAGCAATTGGGCTTAGCACAGGCTTCTCAGGGTGACTTGAAGGTTTTCTTTCATCAATCCCAGCGAACAGGGTTAGACCCATTCGCTCGCCAGATTTACATGATTAATCGTGGTGGCAAGTACACCATCCAAACTTCTATTGACGGCTTTCGCATCGTGGCACAACGCTCTGGCAATTATGGTGGTCAAACACCTGCTGAATGGTGTGGCGAAGATGGTATCTGGAAAGATGTTTGGTTAGCAAAGACTCCACCACTTGCTGCTCGCATTGGCGTTTATTACAAAGATGCACCCAATCCAACTTATGCAACTGCTAAGTGGGATTCATACGCACAGTCATCACCTATCTGGTCAAAGATGCCAGACTTAATGTTGGCTAAATGTGCTGAAGCATTAGCTCTTCGCAAAGCATTTCCAAATGATTTGTCTGGGATTTATTCATCAGATGAAATGGCACAAGCAGACGATACTAAGTTTGCTCCTTCAAAAGAATCAGCAGTTAAACCTGCCAAGATCATTGAAGCAGAAGTTGTCAAGCAAATCTCAGAAGATGAAGCTAATGAAATTAGCATAATGATTGAAGATGTAAAGAAGATTACAGACATCGAAGAACTGCGCCAGTTATGGGCAGCACAAAGCGGTTATCTTGATGTTGCAATTAATGGATTGACACTCAAGAGTGCAATCAATGCTCGCGTTCTCGAATTAAAAGAGATTGTAGAAGCATGACCACGGGCGAGATATTAGCCAATGAAGGTGCGCTTGCTGCCTTACGTGCTGCAAGTACATGGTCTGAAAAGGCTGACTTATGGTTTGAGTCTTTGCTTCCTGGAGATACTTTCACTTCAGAAGATTTAACCAACGCAATTGGGTTTCCAGATAAGGCAACTCCAAATTCTAATAACGCAGTCGGAGCCAAAATGCGAGCGTGGTCACACAGTCGCGAAATGGAACGACGCGGTTATATGAAAACAATACGAAGTACCTCTCATGCTCGCATGATTGTTTTGTGGGAGAAAAAGTGAGCGATACGAATGTATTTCTGTATAAACTTTTAACTGGCGCTTTGAATGCCCAAGATAGCGGGCGGGATAGGTCTAAGCAGATTGAGATTGGTCCTTCACAAATTGGCGGATGTCGGCGCCAAGTGTATTACCAGTTGATTGATGCACCTAAAACACATGAGCCAGATAAGTTAAGTTCAATGATGGGTACTGCAATACATGCAATGATTGCAGAAGCTATTAAGCGCGATGATCCCTTTGGCGATAATTTTCTTATCGAACAAGAGATGACTGCCTTTGGGATTCCAGCGCATACAGATTTATACATTCGTGACAAACAATTAGTTGTTGATTGGAAAACTACCACTAAGGCAAGCCTTCGCTACTTCCCCAGCGAGCAGCAAATCATGCAAGTCCAGTTGTACGCACACATGTTAAAAGCAAACGGTGAAGACCCTAAAGAAGTTGCACTGGTTACTTTAGCCCGTGATGGAAAGATGGAACACATCATGGTTCACTCAGAACCATACAATCCGCAAGTTGCCGAAGATGGATTACTCTGGCTTGAAGAGGTGAAACAAGCAGCCGAGAAAAAAGAAATCCCCGCACCAGAAAAGCCTAAGCATTTCTGTTTTGCCTCTTGTTCTTGGTATGACCCAACGGGGGAGGTTGGATGTCTTTCTTTGCGCAGGGGGTAGATTGGACACAAGCTGCATGTCGCGGCATGGATGTAGAAGATTTTTATTTTACAGAAACCAAAAGAATCCCCATTACAGAGAAGATAGAAGCCAACAGTAAAGTTCGTCCAGTTTGTTTGCAGTGTCCGATTTGGGAGAAGTGTTTGACTTACGCTTTTCGCAATGAAGAGTTTGGGTTCTGGGGAGGTTTAAGTGCGATGGAGCGCGATTCATTTATTAATGGATCACTGCATGAAGTCAAGGCTGAACTTCTCTGGGCTTTAGTTGAGTATGGAATTACAGAAGAGATGATTCGGAGCCTAATGTGATTGATGACTTTGGGAGATTTTGGAATGTCTATCCACGTAGGGTCAGTGTGGTTAGCGCGAGAGAGGCTTGGGCGGTGGCGATAACCAAAACTACTGCCCAAGCACTCATCGAGGCAGCTTTGAAGTTTGCCATTGACCCCAACCGTGACCCGACCTTTACGCCTAGCCCAGCCAAATGGCTAGAAGGAGAACGCTGGCATGACGGTCCTATACCACCCCGCAAATTAAGCCCTGAAGAGGCTTCTGAGCGGGATAAGAGGCTTTCAAAGGAAAGGGATGAAGCCGAACGCAAAAGGGCTTTATTGCTTGACCAAGAGGCCGAAAAGGCTAGGGAGAACGCCGTACCTATGCCCACCCATATCAAGCAAGAACTGCTTGAATTATGGTCAAAAACAACGTACCCTAGACCGTAATGCTTACGAGTAAGGAATGGATATGACAACAATAACGATTGACCCCGTAATGTTGCAGATGGGTGATCCCGTAATTATTGATAAAGATTCGGGAACAGTAAGGGCTGTAGATGGTCCTGACCATAACGGAACATTCGATATTTACTTAAATACCTCAAATGGTAGTTGCCACAAAATTGTAAGAGATGTAGTGCGACTTGTAATTTCTGAATGAGCAAGTCCAAACAGAAAGGGACTTCTGCTGAATCGGCTTTTGTAAAGTCTCCAGCAGTACTTGATGCTTTCCCAAATGTAGAACGCCGTGCGCTCGCAGGTGTTAATGACATGGGTGATATATCGGGAATGGTTGGACTTGTTGTTGAGATCAAGAACCATAAAACATATAAGTTTCCAGAATGGATTAAGGAAACTGAAGTCGAACGAGTAAATGCCAAAGCTGATTATGGAATCCTGGTAGTTAAACCCAATGGCGTTGGCTTGGGATCAGTTGAGGATTGGTGGGCAGTCATGCCAGTAGGCGCCATGCTTAACCTTCTTCGCGACGCGGGATATGGAAACCCAAAGGTTATTGACAAAGATTATGGTGGGCAATAGATTACGTAGTAACAGGAAGCGAACGACTTCCAAGAAAAGGTGAACCAAATGGCTGCAATAAATCAACATGTAAGTCGTAGTGAATTAGAAGTATCTATCTTCAAACTCTGGGATAACCCAGAAGATGACACATGCACCATGACTCTTAAAGGTGATGGAGCTGAGATTTGTATTTATCTTAACAAAACCCAGATGGAAGAAATCGCTGGCAAAGCGATGGCATTTCTTATGCCAGAGTTGTTAACAAAATGACAATGCAACCACAAGAATATGATGCTAATTCGGTTCTTAATGAGCGCATTAAAGAATCTCGACGCCGTTGGTTGAAAGACTGGGGCGAAGGACTGGCATATTGCTATCACTGCGACCATGAGTACACGGATTTGCAAGCAGTTATTGTGGATGAAGAATCATCTTGCCCTAACTGTAAGAACCCAGAGCGAAAAACTTATTACTATTGTGCAGAACACGGTACATCAGCTTGTGCGGATTGCAAAGATTAATGCCGACATATCAATACAGATGCCCTAAATGTAAGATTGAGTTTGAAGATAACCGATCCATACATGCAGAAGCAGATACGCCGCGTTGTCAATGCGGTGAACTTATGAACCGATTATTCAATGCAACCCACACGATATGGAAGACAAGTAAATGAGCGAACTTAATAAGAAGAAAACTCCAGTAGAAAAAGCAGCTAAGGCTGAACTAGATAAGTTGATACGTGGTGGGATGAATTACATGGCGCATCATATTTCTGAATTGATTGAGAAAATTATTGCTGAAAGTGGATTAATTACGCCAGAACAACGAGAAAAATCCGACTTTGTACGCGGTTTGAGCGTAGCCCAGCAGATTGCAAAGGCTCAGATTAAAGCAGATTAGGCTAAAATAAATTCGTCCATTGTAGTCAAACCTTTAGGGGGTAATAACATGGATAGTAAGATTCAGCGCTGCACTGGTTGCGGCAAGCAGATTTATGGAACCACTACCTGCGAAGTTTGTATAGATCGGCGGAAGGTTCCTCAGTAAAGTTCAAAAGAAAAGTCCTTTTAATCGCCTCACTGGTGGGACTTTTCTCTTCTGCGACTGCCCAAGCTAGTGCGCCCATGATGGATTCATTCAGAATGGAACCCAAAGCATTTGCTAGGCAGGTCGTTGACAACCCAGTTGAATACAAGTGTCTGGTTAAACTCTGGACTTTTGAAAGCAACTGGAATCCTAAGTCGAGGAACCGCATACCCGTATATCAAGTTCGCAAGGGTAAGCGAGTAGCTTTACATGCCTTTGGGATTGCCCAGTTACTAGGTGAGACTTCCCGTATTTCCTATGTCCAGATTCAGAACGGCCTTCGCTATCTCGAAAGCAGGTACGACGGCTCAGCCTGTAAGGCTCTGAACTGGCATTTGCGCCATCACTGGTATTGATATAGGTTACGGGTAATCCAAGATTTAGAAAGGTATCCATGAACAATTTAATAATTACTGGCAACTTAGGCAAAGACCCAGAGTTGAAGTTTTCCGCAGATGCAAAGGCACTAGCAAACTTTTCTTTGGCAGTTGGTCAAAGAGTCAAGGTTGATGGCGTGTGGATTGATGGTCCCGCAATGTGGTTCCAGGTAAAAGTATTCGGACCACAAGCTGAAAAAGCCGTTGATCGTTTACGCAAGGGAGACACAATAACTGTCTCTGGACGTATCGGGGAAGCCCACTGGATGACCAAAGAAGGTGGTCCTGCATCATCACTGGAGATTTATGTTAATGATTTCCATAAGGTCGAGCGCGCTACAAAGCAAGATGAGTTCTTAGCGCCAGAGTTAAAGTCTAAAGATGCTGGAGCGCCATTCTAATGGAACAAGAACTATGGGGATGTCAGCAAGTAATTGAATATCTGGGGATCAACCTTAACAACCTGCGCCAGATACAGCACCGTGGCTCAATCAAATGGGTTAAGAAAATTGGCAAGGAAGTTTACTACTTAGCTGCCGATGTTGCGTCGTACAGAATAAAGCGTGAAGAGCGTAATCAAAAGTAACATTTCCTCATGCTTATTATCGAGGAAGAGGTTACTATCTCTGAACTCGATGAGGCGTTGGCTTTTATCTGGAAAGAATTAAAAACAAATGAGTACGGCAAACGTATGGACTGGCGAAAAAAAGAGATACTTTTGTCCAGCATTGATGATTTGTTAGATGCTAGATCAGAATTAGTTAACCGAGAAAAATAGATGTGCAGCTACGTAGCGTCCTAAAAAAAAATCTGCACCCGCGCTGCTGCATTTCTGCGGGTGCATGACATTTTGAACTGAGCGATACCGATACGTCGTAAGGGTATTTTTTTTGAATTTTTGCCTAAGATTCGGGGGGCGTTTTGAGGTTCCCGCCCCCCTATCTTTTAGGCGTTTTCATGTTTTCGGTTTATTCGTCTCCTTTCGGGCAATCGCTGAACGGGTTTTCGTTGCCTTCATTATCTTCACAACTGCACCAGTTAAAGCGTTCAACCTGAGTTGCGTGGGTTAGTTCTGCCAGTTCTGCCCATGAGATAGATTCTTGGTTCATGCGTCCACCTCAACAGGTGTCCAGACATAAGCCTCAGCAACTTCGCGCCAGTTCACGCGCCAGAGTGAGCCTATGTCGTAGCGCATAGGCTTAACGCCTTCCCAATCCGATTCAAGGATTTCGGTTACATATTCTTCAATCCATTCGGTTAATTCCCTAAGAGCTTGGAGCGTGTCCTCATTCTCTTCGTGGGCGCTTGTTGCTAGTTCTTGGACTGCCTCCTGCATGGCTTGGTCATTATCTATATGCAAGGCGGTTGCCCATGTCTCGCGGTTAGTCCAGCCGTTATATTCTTCGCACATTACTTGCCCACCCTTTCTAGTTTTGCTTCGATTTTGTTTATAGTTGATTCAATATCACCGAACGCCCATTCGATTACTTCGTAATCGTTTGCGCGGTCTGCGATTCTTATGGCGCGACGCATTCTCTTTAAGTCGCTTTTGGTAATTGTTTTCATTTTCTTTTCACCTTTCAAGTGATTTTGATCCCCGTAAATTGCGGGGCTTAGGTCTATAGATTTTGAGGCTATCGGCCTAAGTCTTGCAATTTTGATGAGTAATCCCGTTATGTCTAGGGGCTGAGTGAGCCCGTTAAGTCCACCGACTAAATTTTTTTTTTCTGAAGATAAGCAAGGGGCGCGCCCCGATTAGATTAGAGCGCGCCCCTGCAATTACTTACGGCCTACGGCCTTGCGCTGGGCTTTACGGGTACACCTCCCGCACACTTGCCACGCCGTAAATGCTGTTAATAGGTCGGCCTCTTGCCCGCATCTCTGGCATGTAAAGGGGGTCATAATCCGCCCGCCATGCACTCGTTAAGTGAGCCGATACAGTAACCCGCGCCCGTGTACCAGACATGCCCACTCAACCACCAGAGCGCCACGATAAGCGCCAGAATCGCCAGCGCCCGCACTCTCTTGCCTCTTTTCGTTATCACTTTTCACCCTTTTCTCTTGAGGTCATTAGTAACCCCATAACAAGGGGGCTAAGGCATTACACCCCAGCCCCCCCATTATGAGACGGCTAAGCAACTACAGCGTGAATCCCTGCGTGAGCGTATGCCTTCACTAAGGCGTTGAGGCGTGTCTTACTTAGTGGGGCATGTACTAGCACCTCATTGGTGCGAATGTCGCGAATCGTGTAAGTGAGTTTGGTAGTCATTACTCATTACCAATTAGAGATACTTAGCGATTGACTTCATAGTGGAAGCATTAACTGTTTCCTCATCTGTCATCTTTAGAATAGAGAGAGCGTTGTTAATTTCCTCCACGATCTCACGATATGTGTGGTCGTTCATAGTTGTGAAATCACGCTCAGGTTGCTTTGGCATATCCAGCTCTGAAACTGTAAGGTCAAAGTCAATGTTTAACTGATTGTTCCAAGAACGATAGTTACTGCGTACATTTTCAGCCTTTTTGATGTTTGCGATTGCAAAAACAATAATTTCCTTTTTCCACTTTTCATTATCCTTTTGGAACTTTGCTTCGTTGCTTGCTTCGTTCTCTTTGTCTTTCTTGAGTGTTGCTAACTTTGTTTCCAAAGCCTTGATTACTTTTGGTGTTGCCACCTTTACTGTGATTGCTCTTGCCATTTTCTTGCCTTTCGTTATCGGTTGAGACTCGCCTCAACTCGTTAGGTATAATTCTAGGGCATTAGTTACGGTCACGCCAGCAGGTAATCGGGTCGCTTTTCGTGTCTCTTGCTGGTATCAACTCAGGAGCCTTGTTAGACATAAGGCCTCAATATGTCAAACCTTAGACATTCCCGCCGTAAGGTGTCGAATCACGCTCAAAAGGCTAGGGGCTGGGGGTGTTAGGGGATTTTCATTAAGCGCCCCTAATCTTTTTCACCTTTATTCGTTACTTATCCCCATTTAATCCTCAGATATTGCCAGATTATCCCCATCTAATCCCCATGCAGTAATTCTTGAATCTTGCACCTATTGCTTGCCATGCCTTAGCCGTAGCGTCTATCTATATCAAAGGGGTGGGGGTGTCCTTGTATCGGCTAGGAGATGAGGCAAGCGCCCAAGTGTTGCGGGTATTCGGCACCTATGCACAAGGCTAACCCTCTACCTAATCTTTAGGGTTGAGCGTGGCCTACCTCTGACTGGGTATGTGCCTTCGGTGGGGTGCGGCGGCTATCTTTATATCACCGTACGAACTATATCTCAATATCGTAATCTATAAGCTAGCCACAATATAAGGTTGAGTCACCTTGGCTCAAGTTTGGTTCTTGGTCTTAAAAGATTTATTAACTACATTTAATAGATGTTCTAAAACCACGTGCCTATCTGTAGATGGTAGTTCCAGATTAAGACACAAATCTACCCCTAGGGGTGGTCGCGTTTTCAAATAAAGATCAGTTGTTGTGGAGCTGATTGCTAGGCGATACGAAATAACAATCACTGATGTTCTCGCCGTTTATGAGTTATATGTCTGATTCACTCAATGGTGGACTTCTACCTGGGTGCTAGTTGCTGATTCTAGGCATAGGGAATTTTCCCCATCTAACGGGTCCACACTAGGGCGAGTAGTGTGCGCGGTTTTTTACATGGTGTGCCGCGCAGCCATTATTAAGTTTTTTTGTAGATGCTTTGATGCAATTCCCCAACTGTACCAAGCAAGGCAAAGATAGCACTTTATTTTCTTAATGCAAGTGATAGAGTGTAAGCATTACGCAAAGGGGATTGTGTGGCACAAGGTAAGAGTAATTTACGTATTGATGATACTCGTTGGCGCAAGTATGCCAAAGCTATAGAAGAAGGACACTCACAAAGAACATCAGCAAAGATGGCTGGCATTAGTTATCCATCTGTAATGCGTCAAGCAAAGATTCCAACTTCGCGCATGAACAAAGCGCTAGGTGAAGTGGGATTTGAAAAGGCTGGCATATTTTCTCCAGACAAAGTTAAAGGCGATGCTGCACGTGCGCTAGAAGACTTTGGTTACTTTAGGGAACGTTACTTTGCTAGATCAACTTCTCCATGGGTGGAAGAAGCTGCATACAAAATGCTAGAACTTGCAGCCACGCCTAACAAAGAGTACGTTGTTATCAACTGTCCTCCTGGAGTTGGTAAGTCAACTACATGGACACACGACTTTCCAGTATGGCTTGCCGTGCGTGATCGTTCTCGTCGAACGATGATTGGGTCACGTACAGCAGGACAAGCCACTAAGTACACAGGTCGCATCCGTAGAACCTTTGAGCGTGTAACGCCAGTTAAAGCCGATGCTGTTTTGTTTGAGCGTGGCATGGCAAAAGATGCAGTCTCTACTTTGATTACTGACTACGGCAGATTCAAGCCAAGCAACTCCGACTTATGGCGCCTTGAAGAATTTATCCTTGCCCAAGATGGTGGAGTGGCAATTGATGACAAAGAAGCAAACTTTGTTGCTTACGGTATGGACTCAGGTTTTCTTGGTGGACGTTTCGATACGGTTATCTGGGATGACCTTGTAGATAAAACAAACATCCGTACCACTGAGGCCAGAGAAACTTTAATTAACTGGTGGGAAACAGAAGCTGAAACTCGCGTTGATCCAGGTGGGCTTTTAATTTTGCAAGGCCAGAGAATGGCATCAGATGACTTGTATCGCTATGCACTCAACTTAGTTGACTGGTCGGAAGAGTTTGAAGATAAGCCAGAACTGGCTCCAAAGAAGTACCACCACATTGTTTACAAAGCCCACTATGAAGATTTGTGTGACGCAGAAAAGACTAACGGAGCGCATAAAGGAAACTACCCCAACGGGTGCTTGCTTGATGACTACCGCTTGCCATGGAAAGAACTCATGCGCGTCCAAAAAAATCGCTTAGAACGCTATCAGACTTTGTACCAACAAGAAGATGTTGACAAAGCTGCATCCCTTATCCAGCCATCATGGATTGACGGGGGCATGGATGATAGCGGGATTATGTACCAAGGGTGCTGGGATGACAAACGTGTCATAGGTCAGTTCCCTAAAGGAGTCAGCGCCTACTCAGTTGTAACTGCTGATCCATCTCCTACCAAGTACTGGTCGGTTCAATGGTGGGGCTTTGATGCTGAGAACCAGATGCAACATTTAGTTGACTTACATAGATCACCTATGGATGCCCCAGACTTTTTAGACTTCAACCAAGATACCCGCCAGTTCACAGGTTTGTTAGAGGAATGGTGGCAACGTTCTAACGACCAAGATCGCCCATTTACCCATCTCATTGTTGAGGCTAATGCTGCCCAGAGGTTTATGTTGCAGTATGACCACTTCAAGCGTTGGGCTGCTGTTCGCAATGTTCAGCTAATCCCACACCAAACTAACCGCAATAAATCTGATGAGGACTATGGTGTGCAGACCCTTGCTCCCCATTACAAAGCTGGACGTGTGCGCTTTCCTGGTTCTGAAATGCTGGCGTCTAAGTCAACAATCAAACCAATGGTTAAAGAACTTGTTCAATGGCCTGAAGGATCAACTGATGACTGCGTAATGGCGCATTGGTTTTTAATTTGGAATGCACCCAATCTGTTTTATACCATGGACGATAAGCCACCAACATTTTCACGTCCAACATGGATGGCAGATAGAGGTTCTCGTTGGAGGTCTAGGGCATAATTACGCGTAAGGTGGTATATTTTACGCAAAGTACCGCGCCCACACTAGAAATGAGACTCACATGGCAGCGAAGAAGTCAATGAAAACTGAAAAGTTTGCAACTAAAGCTTTAATGGCTAAGCATGAAAATGCTGAAGGCAAGAAGATGGTTGCTATGGAAAAGAAGATGGGCGAGAAAGATGTAGTCGCCAAGGTTAAGTCCTCAATGAAGGGCAAGTCCGCTGGTAAAAAGATTGTGAAGTCAATGTAATGCCAAAAGTTGGTAAAAAAGAATATCCATACACACCTAAGGGTGAAGCTATGGCAAAAGCTGAAGCCAAGAAAACTGGCAAAAAAATGGTTGTAAAGCCACCTGTTAAAAAGATGGGTAAGAAGAAGTAATGAAAAAAGCGCACCCAGGATTTAAGGCAGTTGCTGCTGGCATTGCAAAGAAGCAAGGTATTTCTATTGAGCGCGCATCAGCCATTGTTGCTGCTGGCGCTCGCAAGGCATCACCTGCTGCCATTAAAGCTAACCCACGCTTGAAGAAAGTTTCTGGCGTAAAGAAAGGTAAATAATGCCAAAAGAATTTTGGGACAAAAAAAATCCTAAAAAAACTTCAACAAAGTTAACTCCGACGCAAAAGGCAAAAGCAAAAGCCAGCGCCAAAGCAGCAGGGCGTCCTTACCCAAATTTAGTAGATAACGCGGCAGCATCAAGAAAGAAAAAGTAATGGCTAAAACTCCAGCATGGCAACGCAAAGAAGGACAGAACCCAAAAGGTGGTCTTAATGCTAAAGGTCGCGCTAGTGCTAAGGCGGAAGGTCACAACCTAAAGCCACCAGTTAAGTCTGGGGACAATCCACGTAGAGCTAGTTTTTTAGCTCGCATGGGAAATACTCCAGGACCTGAACGCAAGCCAAATGGAGAACCCACCCGTTTGCTTTTATCTTTAGAAGCATGGGGAGCATCTAGTAAAGCAGATGCTAAGAAAAAAGCAGCAGCCATTTCAAAGAGAAATAGTGGTAAAAAATGAAGAAGCAAACTAAAGCAGCTAAGAAGGTTGCTAAAGTAATGAAGGAGTACGGTTCAGGTAAACTTCATTCTGGTTCTAAGAAAGGTCCAGTAGTTAAATCTCAGAAACAAGCTGTAGCAATTGCACTTTCAGAAGCAGGAAAGACTAAAAAGAAATCAGGTAAGTAATGCTCGGTCCATCAGTAGATGAAATAGCGCAACTTCTTTTTGATCGCCAGACCCTACAAGGTCCAATGATTGAAAATATGCGCCAATTGCGTGATACGTACAACGGCGACCTCATTATTCCGTTACCTGAAATGGACCGCAGAGAAAAGTCATCAGTTGCAAATTTGATTACAACTGGCCTTGACCAAACTGCAATGCGTATTGCTTCTACTATGCCTAGCGTTTATTACCCAGCACTTGAAGATGGAAACCGCGCATCAGAAAAGCGAGCATCTACTCGCAAGCGCGCCACAATGGGTTGGTGGGAAGCTAACAAGATGCCAATTAAAATGCGTCGTCGTGCGCGTTGGCTAATTGGCTACGCATCATCACCAGTTATTCTTCGTCCTGATGTAAAGTGGGGCGCAGCTCGTTGGGATATTCGTGATCCATTAAACACGTTCCCATCAACTGGTGAAGACCCAGATGAAATGACACCACAAAATTGTATTTTTACTTATACGCGTTCACGTGCATGGCTACAAGCACGTTACCCTGACGCATTAGCTCAACTAAAAAGTTCTAAAGGTGCAAAGCCAGATGATTTAGTTCGCATTGCTGAATACACTGATGCAGAAGTAACAGTTCTTATGGCGAGCGCAACTATCAAACCAAATCCATGGGATAGCGATATGCGTGGTCTTCCCAATGTTGAATTGGAACGTATTGTTAACCGTACAGGAATGTGTCTTGCAGTTGTTCCAGGCCGTATTACTTTAGATCGTCCAATGGGTCAGTTTGATTCTTTGGTTGGCATGTATAACTTACAATCTAAGTTAATGGCTTTAGAAGTTATTGCAGTAGAACGCGGAATCTTCCCAGATACTTACCTTGTATCTCGCCCAGGTGAGACTGCAAGATTTGTTGCAGGACCTTACGATGGTCGATCAGGTCAGGTTAACGTTGTTCAAGGTGGAGACATCCGTGAAATGGCTGCTAATCCAGGCTTTGCTACTAATGGCATGATGGATAGAATCGAACGCGCACAACGTATTGCTTCAGGTACACCTGCTGAGTTTGGTGGAGAATCTACTTCTAACGTGCGTACAGGAAAGCGCGGAGATGCAATCCTTTCAGCCGTAGTTGACTTCCCAATTCAAGAAGCACAAGAAATCTTTGCAGCTTCATTGCAAGAAGAAAACAAACGCGCTATTGCTATTGCTAAGACTTACTTTGGAAATGAACGCAAGTCATTTTATGTTTCATCTCGCGGTGCAAAGGGACATGTTGATTATGTTCCAAACAAAGATTTTGAAGATGACAATAACGTTGTTACTTATTCACACTCAGGTGCAGATGCAAACTCACTTGTTGTTGGTTTAGGTCAACGTATTGGTATTGGCATCATGTCAAAGCAGACCGCACAGGAAATTGATCCATTTATTTCAGACCCAGAGATGGAGAAGGATAGGGTTGTTAGTGAAGGACTTGAACAGGCATTACTTCAATCTATCCAAACTCAAGCATCGCAAGGGTCTATTCCTCCTGCTGATGTGGCTGCTATTGTGGCTTTGGTCGCATCTGACAAGATGGACTTGGCAGCAGCGGTAACAAAGGTTCACGATGCTGCTCAAAAGCGTCAGGCAACCCCTGCACCTGCTGGCGCACCTGAAACAATGCCAGGACTTGGCGCACCAGGAATGGGCGCTGAACAACCACAAGAACAACCAGCGCAGCAACCACCACAGGATGTTGGGGCGTTCTTAGCATCATTAGGCGGTAGAAAATAATGGCTAGAGGTCGTGGCGGTCCAAGAGACGGCGTAGTTGGTCGCAATTATGCAAACCGTGCTGATTTGCGTGGTGCAAATGTTGTAGCAGCTCAACCACAAAATCAACCAGGGCAAAAGATGAAAGCAGAAGCTGCATCAGGTCAGGCGTACGGTGCTGCAAAAGCACAACTAGATTCTCAAAAGGCTTTGTCAATTCAAAATACAGGGCAACCAACACCACCACAGGGTCGAGGCGCACCACAAGTACAAGGTTCTCCATTTGGAGATATAACTGCGCTTAATGCACCAGGAGATAAAAACCAATCTTTGTTCCATGGTATGGATACACAACCTGGTGGCGGTGGAAGCGAAGCATTGCAACCTACATTTGATGCCTTAGTTACAACTAAAGCAGCAGCACTTCTTAACTCACTCGGTTCTGATGTATCACCAGAGGTAGCCAAGACTCGCGATTGGCTTAATGCTAATGCTGCGAATGGTGCTACTAGATGAGTTCAGACCCAACACTTCCACTTTCCCCTGCGCAAGAACTTGCTAATAACATTGATGCTTTACACGCAGCAGGTCATGGAACGATGGATGTTGCTTCTCAAGTTGCAATTGCATCTTCAGGTCAACAGCAAAATGTTATGTTGGCTATTGCTGACAAAATAAAGCAAGCAACAGCCGATACTGCTTCTGGAATACAAAGTTTCTTTTATGACGCGCAGCAAGCGCGTGTGCCTTCAGTAACACAACAACTTGCAACTACATTAACTGGACATGCTCCTACAGTTTTGTACGAAGATCATGTTTCTAAGATTCAACAGAACTTAATTGAACAAGGGTTTGCCCCAAAGGGAACACCTGTTACTGGCATCTGGGGTCCTGAATGGACACAGGTAGCATCAACAGCTCGTTATGCTAATTTAACCAAACCTGGAACTGGTAACGCTCCAACAAAATCAACTGTTCAACATATTCTAGGAGCCTTGAGTTTATCCCGTAATGCTAATGTTGTTCTTCAAATTGTTAAAGCATTACCCCGCGAAACACTTCAAGCAATTGGAGATGTAGTTTCAGGACAAAGCATGATTCTAAATCCAATTGCTAAGAATGACGCATTTTTAGGAGCAGGTAGAGCAATTGCTCAATTTGGTGCGAAGCCAGAAAATAGAACAAGCAATGCAGAATTTGCAAAACGAGCAGCAAGCGGACAACAAGCATTTGAAGATTTAATGACAGTTCTTACATTTTTACCGATGGGTGGTTTAGCAAAAGGTATTAAAGTTGCTGGAGCAGAGTTAAAGACAGGTAAGTTAGCTGCTGATGTAGTTAAACCTAAGTACACACTTCTTAATTCAATTACAGCGAGTGCTAAAGCAGGAACTCCTAGCCTTCTTAATGTATCAAGTAAAGCATTCTTAAACAAACCAATACTAAAACAAATTTATTGGGGGGTAGATCACGCAATTACTCCTGTAGTTGCAATGAGCGCCCCTATTCAAATTGCCGTTAGAGATACCATTGCACAACGTCTTCGCCTTCCAGTAGTACGCGCAGCAAACAAATTAGGTTTTGCAGTTATGGGTGCTGGGTTAAAAGAACAAGCGATTGCTTTAGCAGAAAGTAAAACTGGTGGGCGTCAAGGAACTCTTGATACTACAGTTTATGGAACTGCTCCTATTGCCCCTTATTTAGCACACGCTCTTGATATTTTTTCTATGCAGATGAACCCAGTAAGTGGATTAGGAAAAACTAATGCTGTTGCTGAAGTACTTGGAGATACTAAAAAAACTGCTGACGCTTTTCGTAATGCTTTAGATGATATGGGTGCATTACGCGCATGGCAAAAAGCCAATCCAAAGATTGATTATCATGCTGTAATCGCTGACCATGTTGCTAATGGTGGTACTGAGTTAGATGTATTAAAAGAAATTGGTCAACAAATTAATCAAATGTCAGTTGACCGTGCAGTTCGGGAATTAAAAAATCCATTGCTTACTGATGGAACATGGGCAGCCATGTCCGCACCAGAAAAAGAAGCATGGGCTAAAACAGCAAATAACCAAATTTATGCTGATGCTGCAAATCCAAATGGATTGCTTCAAGCTGCTCGCACTACTTTAGTAGCAGATCAGAATGCTATGGAAACGGGTTTTGCTGACATTGGTGTAAGTATTGCTGAAGACGTTCGCGCAGGGGCAAAGGCTCGCAAGGGGACTTCTAGTTTTAACCAAAAACTTCAAGCTAATGTTGCCATGGAATCATTACTTCAAAATGATTTGGCTAAGTATTTTATTTCTCCTGCAACAATTAAAACTTTCAAAGAAACAGCAAAAGATATTGCTGACCAAAAAGCATTAGAAGAATATGATCTTGCATTAGGCCAAGGAACTGGCGAAGTAACACGCATTAAGAATCCTAAAATTGATGCTCAGTTTGCTGAAACTGCTCAAGTTAAAAACCTTCTTGGTTCTATTGGTTTAGCGCGTTTAAGTACTTTAACTAAAACAGGCGCTAATAAAATGTTAAATCAATTAAGAGAAGAACTTGCCAATGCTCCTAAAGGAGTTCCCTACCAGAAGATGCGCACTAAAATTGCAGAATCTCTTATTAATGAATTTGGCGTAGATATAACTAAATTTGCAGACTCTGATGCTTCAATACTTCTTGATGAGTTTGAAAAACAAGCTGATGGGTTAGCACTTGATTTGCACATTGTTCGCGATGCACCACAAGAAGTTAAAGACCTTATTGAAAAGATGAGAATTGCGGGATATAAGCCAGTCATTGGAACAGACATTGGGCATGTATTTAATGAAGCAGCGCAGTTTACTGATTTGGGTATGTCTGACTTAAAGACAACTTCTAAAGTTGCTCGTTTGTTAGGTATCTCTCCACGTCTATCTACTTCAGCAGCAATCTCAGCTCGTACAGCAGTAGAAACACATAGATCAATTCAATCAGCAATTGATGCTGGAAAGATTGATGTTCTTCCAAGTTTTAATGCTGATCGTCTGCTTACATACATCCGTAACAAAGCTGAAGTTTCAACTAAATTAACTGCGGGGCAACAGGCAGTAATGCTAGCCAGCCGTGTTGCTGGTAATTATGATATTCCTATCCAGCGGATTATTTCACTTGCTAAAGAAGCGGGAAAGACAGTTACTGAAGAAGAAGCATGGAATCAAATTGTTACCGCTAAGCGTACAGAACTTGGTTTGCGTGAAATCGGCTATAAAGATTTAATGAAGATTCTTACTTCCCCAATGGAAGAAAATGTTGCTGAACTTATGGGTCTTCCTAAAGGTAGTAAATTTATGGATGAACAATCAGCTCGCAATACCATCCATGCAATTTGGAAGGCTCGCGTTAATGTCCCATCAGAAATGATTGGTGGCATTGCTAAGTTAGAAGATATTCTTTATTCAGGTTTATATGTTGGCAATAAGGAACTTGGCAAAACTGCTATGTCTATTGCTGCTATTCCTTCTCGTCTTATGAATCTTCGTAGTCGTGTGCGTTACCAAGAATCAATTGTGTTTGCTTTCCGTCGTATGTTTAAGACTGCTGCAAAAGGTATTACAGAAAACATCCCACCAGTCCTATACCCAGAAGCAAAAATGGAAGATATGGGTATTGCTAAACAAGCAGCAGAACTCCATGCTCGTATATTTCCACAAGATGCTGCAAAGGCGGCTTTTCTTGATGATGCAGAACGCGTAGTTAAAGAAGCAGATTTCTACAACCTTTACAATCCAGTTGCTTCTGAACAATGGGCTACCTACTGGCTAGCAAAGCAGGGTTTCAGTGATACTGAAATTGCACAAAAGATTGAAAATGTTATGGGGTATGGCGAGCGCACAGCAGCCGAACGTTCACTTAACGCAGTTTTCTTCCCATTTTCATTTAACAAAACAGTCATGCGTCAGTTTGGCAAGTTCTTATTAAGTCACCCTGGACAACGACTTCTAGTTTCAGGCATGATAAATCTTTACGATCAGTTAAATGGTCCAGAGTTAAAGAAGTGGATGGATGAAAACATGCCACTTATCAAACAACTCGAAGCTATGAATGCCCTTGAACACGGCATTGGCCTTGGTGGATTTGGTGGTATTAACGCCCCATACATTCAAGGTGTTTACAATTTGATGACAGTCCTTGGTCCAAAGACAATACATTACGGCGCACAATCTAAAAATGACTCAACCTTAGATACTCTTAAAAAGTATGTTCCTATGGTTAAGGAATTTAATGATCTATTCTTGGGACCTCAATCTCAAGGCCACATGTTTGAAGGCCAAGTAGAAACTACAATTAAAACAGTTCTCAGCGCCAAGGAAAGAATTGGTTCTGGAGAGAGCATGTTTAACCCTATTCAGCATAAGAGCATGGGTGTTCAAGCCCAGCAAACAGCCGCTTGGGATTACCGCACAAAGTTAATTGTTGGACTAACCCCAATCTTAGATTTTAACTACAAGAACCCAGATAGCAAAAAGGTTTGGCCTGACTTTATACCAGTTGAAACTGGGCTTAGAGGATTGCCAATTAACAAAGCTACTATCGGTCAGTTAGTTCACTATAAGTACCCTGCTTGGGACAATGCCCTATCTGCCGTTGTTTCCCAACAAAAGATAACTGAAACAAACCGATTCATTGGTGAAGTAACTGCTAAAAATGCAGACTTGGGTGGAACCTATCGAGCCTTTGACAATGCTGCTAAAAGAGTTTCTGACGCGGTAGCCAAAGATAGCGTTGATGCACCAAGACTTGTTATCATTACTGATGGCTTCCGTCAAATAGCAATTGATTTGGCTAAGCAAGACAGTAGCTTCAAAGAGTTTTACAAAACACATTACGAAAGAACGTTTGGACCATTAGAAGGGTTTAACAAATGACAACACCACCTAAATTGACCGATAAAGAAAAATTAGCACAAATGACTGCTGGTCTGGGTACAGGTTCAGGGGCAGTTGGCAAAATTGATATTAGTTCTACACAATTCAATATTCAAGGATTGGGACTTCCTCCTAAAATAACTGGTGGTAAATTTACTCTTTCAGCAGACGAATTTGTTAAAGCCTTACAACGCACAGCAATTGAAGACCCACAGACTTGGGCTGGGATTCAGTATGCAATGTACCGTTCAAATTACTA